TGATTTTTCCGATTACTTTAACTGCTTTTTTCATTGGTGTTTGTTTAAATGTTTAACAAATATTAAAAGAATCTTAGAAATAAAAAAGAATTTATACTTTTTTCTCAATCATGTTTTTAGCTTGGGCAACGTCTAGCAGCTTTTTAACCTTGCGAAATTCCAAGTTTTGATCCTCTGCTATTTCTCGGCAATCATATCCATAAGTTGCCAAAGTTAAGATTCTGCTTATTTGGTGATCCGTTAGAATTTGAAAAATATTTTCGTCCATCAACTTTCGAGGGTAAAGCTCATGCAACCTCATTTTAGTATATAGCAAATACCCTACTTTTTGCTGATCTAGTCCAACAAGCTTTGCAATTTTCTTGCGCGTTAAACCTTCCAGGTAAAGCGCTTTAATTTTAATCATGACTTCATCAAGTTCCATAATCTTTCGAATGTTTCGTTGAACGGTAATTTCTCTTCATTGTAGGTGGAGGCTACGCCCCTGGGCGCTAGGTCCCCAGGGCGTTGGATGAATTTGCCTAAATAGAGGTAATTGCTCATTTAATTTGTAGGTTAAAGTTTTCGATTATTCTTGCGCCAGTAATATTCTCGCCGCGTTTAATGGCTTCTTTTATTGCGATTTTGTCAGCGGTCACCACGTTTTTAATGTTGACAAACTGGCTAGGTAATGCCTCCACAATGTCGACCTCGACCGACTCGCTACGGCGCAAAGAGAGCTTAAATAAAGGACTTTCTATTTTGTCGATAGCACTTACAAGCATTGCCTCCCTAACTGCGTCCTTGAGCCTTGTAATGGCTCGGTCCTTACTGTCTTTCATTGCCTTAAGGCGCTTTATTTCTTGGTCGATTGCGTCGCTATCGCTTTGAATGTTTGCGATGACCTTGGCGTAGTTGCCAGCCTTTGCCTGGAGTTGTTCCTGGTTAATTACTAGCATTTGCTCCAGCTCAGGAGTCAGCTCGTCGGTTTCCAAAAGAAAGGCTAATTCTTGAGCCTCCCTTGTTATTTCATATAAGTTTGCCATTATATTAATCCGTCTAAAGTGTCCTTTTGATCCTGTGTAAATTCGTATTTCGTTATCGCCTCTTTAGCTTGCTTTTGCTGGGCGTCCGTTCCGTTAAGGTATTTAACTATGAATGCAAATTGCTCGTCTGTTGGCTTTGGCTTTACAACCGCTGGCACTTTGCCGTGGTCGTTTGTCGAATCAGGGTCTTTGTTATCGTCGATTAATAGGAGCCCTGATAATGCGTACTTTCGAGCATACGAGGAGGAGCTGCCAAAACTTTGCGCCACGTCCATGCCTTTGCGGTTAATGTCAATGCCAGCCTGGGCCGTTACCGCTCGGCCTTCCATTCTGCCCTCGCCGTCCTTTTGAATGCTGGCGGTTGCCTCAATAAAAACAATGCCGCCAACCTCTTTAACCTCGTCCTCAATTATTAAGGTGCATTCGTATTTTAAAAGCAACGGCTTGACCGCTTCCAAAATATCCTCGACTGAACGGTACTTATATTTTCCAAAGGAATTATACTGGTTTTTGGGAGCTTTTAACTCCGCTTGGATTAAAATTAATTCTTTCATTGGTGTTTGTTGTTTAAAGGTTACGTTCAATTTCTATCTCTAATTCAATTAAAATGCTTGGCGTTGGGATCACGTCAATTACTTCGTCGGTTGTTTCGTTGTAATAAAACAGACTGTTCGTATGGTCTATCGAAATCTCAGTTTCGCCGTAGGCTGGCGCGTACTCGCTTTCGTCTTCGCCGCAGTTGGTAACCGTGTAATCGCCATACCAAACGTATTCAAAGCCTTCGTAAATAAAATTTACTTGCTTGTCGTAATGGGTTTCTGTGTCGTAGTTCATAAGTGTGTAGTTAAAAGCCCCGAAGGGCCGTTTTTTAATTTAAGAATAGTTCTGGCATTGAGTTTATTAATTCCATCTGTTTTTTAATTAATTTTCTACCTCCCATTAAACCAATGCCCTTGCCTGTCTCTTTGATTGATGCGGTGTACTTTGTTGTTGACCATGATGATTTTTTACAAATAATGAAATGACTATATGCTTGAACTATAAAAGTCATGTTTGAATACTGAATTTCAATTGTTTTGATTTTTCTTGTCTTGTTGTTTTCTAGCGTTTTCATGGTGTGTTTGGTTAGATGTGCTTGTTTGTTGATTCAAATATCTCACAAATAAATTAGATTCCAAACTATTTGTAAAAATATTTTCATCAAAATCGAATATTTTTTTTTCGTCTCGGTTTTTATGCTTTTAACTTGCGTATGGAAGAGGACAAAATTTTAAATCCGTTTGGCTACCTGGAGGCAACCAAGGTGCTGGACGAAAACAGAAAGCCAGTAGATTGGTGGATGCAATACCTGGAGTTTAACCAACCAGTCGAGGAAAACGAATTTTACGTTTTGTTTGCCGATGGCTTGCTAGTAAAAAAAGGACGATCAAAATACAAAAGTAGCCAATACACCTTTGGCGACGATTACAAATCATTTACTCAATTTTATGACGAAAAAAAGACTTTTAAGAATGACACCAACGCTGGTTGGTATTGGATTGCTCACGGCATTATTGATAAAGATTTGCCTTTAAAGTAAACTAGAGTTTACAAAACGGTAAATAATGTAAGTAACACTACGCATTAACGGCTATTTTTATACTCAATGCCGTATAAGTCGGACAAAAGTGCAATTAAACGCCTAAATACATACAATAATGAGTCCTGATATCACCATGTGCCCAGGGACAAATTGTCCCCAGAAAGAAAAGTGTTACCGCTTTACTGCAAAGCCAAGCGAGTATATGCAATCGTTTTTTATTAATTCACCAATTAAGGACGGCAAATGTGAAATGTACTGGGGCGATAATGCGCAAAGCGTTTGGGATCAGCTTAAAGAAATTGTAAAACCTAAATAGGGCGAATCTGCCACAATTAGTAAAAATTCATGCATTTATACTGTGCCAAATGTCGCCAAAATGTCGACGGTTGGTCCCAAATATTGTCGATTTTTGTTACGGATTTATGTAAAAAGGTAACAAACAATTCGGATTTTTACCGAATAACAACTTCTAAGTTTACAAATTGGGAACTTTTATAAACCTTTAGAATAACTTTTTTGCCAGGCTTATTTGGTGTATTTTTTGCAAAGGCTGGAACTGATATTGAAAAATGTATTTGTTATCTAGATAGCTAACCGACGCGCTCGGCTGGATCAATGAATTAACCCCAGCACCTAAGTAAATTCCTTTCGGTTTTTGGACAATTGTCTTGGTTTCGGTGTTGGTTATTGTATTCGTTACGACTGGTATTTTAAAATCGCTTGTTGCGGTCATTTTTAGCACCTCTCCCAAGACTTCACCGCTCACGTTGGTACTTCCATACTCAAAAGGAAAAGACGCGTTAAACTGGCTTATTTTAGGCTTATAATCGATTAGGATTGTATCCCTAATAATTTGTGATTTTATGCCAATTTTAGGCACATAAACTGTGTCTTTAACCTCTAGCATTAAAGTGTCCGTTTTTGTCACGGTTTCAAACTTGTAAACGGTTTCGCTTTCAGGTCTTGGAAAAATTACAAAAGCCAGCAAAACGCCAATTAAAAACGAAATAATTGCAATTCGTATGCGCTCGTCGTCAAGTAACTGTCTCATTTTTTGGCTTTAAATTGTAGATAACAAACAACCAGGCGCTGATCCATACGCGGAAAGTCTCGCTCCATTACTGGGTCAGTTACACAACGAGCGACAAAATCGCTTTGGCTTTCAGCTGGCTTTGGCTTTGGTAATGGCATTATTGTTCAATAAAAAGGTTGTCTTGTTCCAATATTTTTCTCAGCTCTTCACGGCACCATTCGTAAGCCTGGTAAGTTTCGCTGGATAATTCTTTGTACTTCATTTCAGACCTTAGCAGCTGGTCAAAGTTCCAAACGGCGCTCTTATAATTTTCGCCGTTGATTGCCGCTTGAAAATCGTAATTTTCTTCAGGCAAATAAAATTCAAGTATTGCTTTCATAACGGAAATTTACAACTGTCTACCAATAATTCCCAAGTGTCAATATTTTTGGCTCTAATTCGCCGAGCGTCTAAGGTTAAAATTCGACCGCCAGTTGGTTTAATTGGTGCGCCACGTTCAACGTGCCAACCTCCAAAGCCGTCCTCGTATTCTTCCTTATACGATCCAGTTATTGCCAAGTGAATTTGTTTCTGTATTAACTCGTGGTGATGCTTGCCTGGGTTGTATTGTACTGCGTCCCTGGCATCGTTACGGCTTGAATTTTCGTGGATGTGGCCCATTACAAAAACGTCCATATTTTCATACATTTCCAGCGCTCTAGTCAAGTTAATGGCTCCCTTTGTAACAACACCACCGCCGCCGCTTCCATGAAAGTATTTAAGCATTTTGGTCATAAATGTATTTGTCTCAATTTGTTTTTTGATAACAAGCCAACCGCCATAACCTCCAGTATATACGCTAGTATTATTGTTGTAATTAAGCAAATCGACAAACCTTTGCAATGGATCAGTTTCCAAATTTTTGATAATTGCGGTCTCGTGATTGCCGTAGCCAATAACCGTAATTAAATGCGCGTAAGGTGTCCACCAATTTACGGCGTCCTCAATTACTGCGTCTATATAATTTGCTTTATTATGCTCAGGTAATACGTCCTTTTTGCTTCGCCTGGGGTCGTATTTCCCTTGCATAAGGCATAGGAAATCGCCCGCGATAAAGACGGGAATGGCTTGTTGTTTGCAGTAGTCCAAATGGCGCTTTAATTTCTCGCGATCACATTTGGGATTGTCCCAATGTATGTCCGACAATAAAGCAATTTTGGACTCTGTTTGGCCGAGGCTTATTTGGTGCAAATTCCTCGAGATTTTTTTGATTTCCATTAAATAGGAATGTAGGTTGTTTTGCCTCCCGACCGAACGGCCTTTAGCTTTTGCTTTCTGTTTCCGCTTTTAACATAGCTAACGTGGACCCAGTCAGGATTAAAGTCTGTCCCAAACTCCCAAATTAGTTGGTCAAAATCAAGCTTATTTTTAATAAAATCGAAAACCATTCTGTTTGTGACCTCGCCGTTGCTGCCGTCCATGTCAATGTCAATTGCTTGCCCTTTGCAATGCTGGGAGCTTGCGCTTCCTTTTATAAAATCATTTAATGCCTTTGATCTGTAACCGCTAGAAATAAAAATAGGCGTTTTAAAATGCTCCCTTATTGGCTCAAATACTTTGTCCGCTAGTAACTTGAAATTTTCCAAATGCTCGGCCGTTGGCGTGTTGTCAATGCCATGACGCTTGGCCGTGTCGCTCCTGGTTATTTCGGCAAGGTTTAAATTAGGACTTATTTTCATTGTCTGTTTTTTTAAATATCTTTTCGGCTGCCGTTATACCTAAAGCGGCCGCACTTAATGCAGCCACGGAATATACTAGAGCGTCGTTTGGATTAAAATACAAAGTCCAACAAAGAGCAATGGCAGTAAGGACACCAACAAGCCTTTTGCTGGACGCTTGCCCATGCTCGGATAAAAATCCTTTTGCCCATGTAAAAAATTTATTCATCGTCCTTGCCCTCTGTAAGTTTTTGGTTTTTGCTGGCTTTTGGAATACGCTTTTTTAGCTTTTCCGTTTCGGCGCTTGCCAAAAGAGGTTGGCTTTAAATTTGAGTTACTCCCCTTTTTCATTTTTGCGCTTTTCAAAAATTGCCTTTTCGTTTTTGATTTTAAACACCAGCCAAACGATGGAAAGTAAAGAAATGATTATTGTAAGGAAAATATTCACGTTCATTAAGTCGATGGCCTGAAAAACATTGGCTAAAATCGCCGCAAATGTGGATGGTAATCCTATTTCGTCCTTTTGGAAAATATTCATTTCATTTAATTGCTTTTCGTTTATCAAAAATAAGTCATTTTAAAGCAAATAAAAAAGGGCTATTTCTAGCCCTCTAAATTGTCAGGTATGCATAACCATTACTTTTCCTTTAAAGCCTCGTAGAGTGGCCCTAAAACAAGCACAGTAAAGCCTTTGGCCTTGACCTTTTCCTTTACTAAATCTGCGTCCGATTTGCTTAGCTCAATGTCGCCCTCGGAATAGTAAATTTTCTTAGCCAGCTCGTAAAGTCTTATTGGGTCGTCTTTCTCTTCAGCTGAAAACAAAGCGTTTCCGACCATCTTAGAAAGAAACATAAACTCGCCGTTTTCATTGGTAATTTTGTTGCCTTCGATGTCTTGCAAGGCAATTGCTAGGTTTACAATCATATAAGTGTAAGGTTTAATTTTTCGGCAATATAGGTAAACGCATAATCGTTGTCTCCGTCCCAAGCCAAATAATTTTCTCCATCCATTGTTATGTTACCCTCGGCTAGAGTTTGGCCTACAACCAAAGGCATTGCCTCTGTTCCTTCGCCGCTTGCACAAAGTGAATAGTAAAAAGAGCAAGACGATTGCAAGTTATCGTTGATGATGTAGGCATTTAGCAAGTTTGCCTCTTGGCTTTCGCCGTTTTTCCAAATTGTTATTGGCTCGATAGATTTCATGATATTTTTTGTTTTAAAGTTATGCAATTTTTAAAGTTCCTGAGTCGCTCCAAACGTCACCGCTAGATAATCCAGCGGACGAGGTTGGCAATCCGACAACTCTTAATTTACTTGCTCCATTTGTTGCCGTTCCAATTAGCACGTTACCGCCTGAGGTGATGGTTAATTTTATGTCTGCATTAGTTCCAAATTGCAAAGCGGTATTAGTATTATTATACATCATAGTTGCATAAGATAAACCTCCACTTGCTAAAGAATTACCAGCACTATTATTTATACCTAATATTAAATCACCTCCTGTGTTTAAAATACGTTGATAAGTTGTTGCAGTTCCTGTTGAAGTGTTTACCAAATAATTTGTCCCCCCAGCCGTCACGCTACTTGAAAACCGCCCAGTCCCGTTAACGTCTAGTTGAAAGCCTGAGTTCGTAGATGTGCCGATTAACAAGTTTCCATACCATCTGCCGTGAGTAGTAGATGTGTTACCTAGCACAATAGTGTTTGAGCCTAGACCTATTGCCTCGTGACCAATTACTATTTGATTGGTTTGGTTGTCTGCTGCTGCACGAGTGTCTCTGCCTAAGAAAACAGAGTTGTTTGCAATGGTTAAATCAGTTGTTCCATCTGCAATAAATCTACCTGCTTCAACTCCAAAAGCTATATTACCACTACCTGTTGTATTATTAGAAAAAACATTTTCTCCAAAAGCACTATTACTACCTCCTGATGTGTTAAGTCGAAGAGCGGCATAACCAAAAGCACTATTATTAGTTGCATTATTAGAGCTTAATGATAAAGCTCCCATTGCTGTATTATCAGCCCCTGTTGTATTAGAAGATAAAGCCTGAACCCCAACAGCTGTGTTAAATATTGCTGTTGTATTACTTGTTAAAGCATCAGCTCCAAAAGCTGTATTACTACTTCCAGAAGTATTATTTCGAAGCGCATCAGTTCCGTATGCTGTTACATTACTCCCCGTATTAACATTTCCAGCTCTGAATCCTACAAATACATTATTGTTACCTAAAACTCTTATATAATCTCCTGTGTTACCACTATTCCTAACTCTAAAAACTACATCAGTTGATAATGTGCCTTGAGCTGCAATGTGAACCAAAGCAGTTGGTGTTTGAGTACCTACATTTAATCCCCCCTGCACCCTTGCCGTGCCATTCACATCTAAGCGGAAGCCTGCGTCGGTGGTGGTGTTGATGCCTATGTTGCCATTTGCAAATAATCGCATTCTTTCGGAGTTGCTTGTTCCAAAAACTAATGGTTCTGTTTCATATGTCCATAAATAATTAATTGCACTTGCACGACCTAAATAAAGTCCATCAGCAGTACCGATACCTGTAGTGCCATCTTGTATTCTCAATGCAACATTAGTGGAAGCAGATGTACTTGTTGTTCTAATACAAGCAGATATGATAGGACTAGTGGAAGTCGCAACATCTAATTGAGCAATAGGACTATTTGTTCCAATGCCAACATTTCCATTTGCGTTTAATCTTATTCTTTCGATATTATTAGTAGCAAATACTAATGGTTCATTTTCATATGTCCATAAATAGTTAATTGCACTTGCACGACCTAAATAAAGTCCGTCAGTAATTGTAAATCCTGTTGTACCATCTTGTATTCTTAATCCAACATCAGAGGAAGCAGATGTACTTGTTGTTCTTAGACGTTGAAAAACTGAAGATGCAGTTCCTGAAACATCTAATATCGACAAAGGTGCATTCGTCCCAACCCCCAAACGCTTGTTTGTGTTATCCCAAAACAACCCGTTGTCCCCTGTCTGAGAACTAGTTCCATTCCAAAAGGCTACTTGACCCGATGCGCCAGTGCCTGATACTTTGTTGTTAAAGATAGTCCAATCCGCACTGCTTAATGCTCCTCGGTTAGTTGCCGATGCCGTAGGTAAGTTAAAGGTATGAGTATCCGTTGCGCTAGAAATTGCAAAGTCTGTTCCGCTAGTCCCAACCGTTAAATATTGCACTTGGCTAGTAAGTCCGTTTAATGCAGTCAAACCAGTTGTAAACGTGGTAATAACTTGGCATAAATGGTTGTTTTCAGTATGCAAAGTGATTGTACGGCCTGAATGTGTAACGTAGTATCTTAGTGCCAACCTATCTGTTAAAGCCAAGACTGTCTCGGGAACTGCTAACGTGCTAAAATATGGATTTATGTTTGTGCCAAACGCAATCAATTCAGGCGTTCCGCTACTCGTTGCAATTAAAGTAAATGTTGTGCCATTATACTTGTAAAGCTCAACATAAAAAGTCGGTGAGCCTCCACTACTTGATGCGCTAAAATAAGTCTCTAAGTTCCAGTTTCCAGCTGGAATAAGTAATTTATTCGGGTCTAAAGCGTCCGTAATAAATGAGGCAATATATCCGTCGGCATTTATGGTTATGTCAGTTCCAGCGCCAAATATTGGCGTTTTGTTAAGTTCCTTATAAGCAACTCCGCCGATTGTACCTTGGCTAACCGAACCATTTAAATAGTAACTAACTGAAGAGCCTCCGCCCGTAGTTGCTGGAAAGTCAGCCAAAGAGCCATCGCCTCGAATGTATTGCCCAACCGTGCCAGCGCCAGTAACGGCCAAAGTTCCAGCCGTTGTAATTGGACTGCCAGCAACGCTAAACGCGGTCGGCATAGTTAACGCAACAGAGGTGACGCTACCAGTCCCGTAGGCCGTGGAATCGACCGAGCCGTCCGCTTTTAAAAATTGTGCAGACGTTCCGCCAGCTCTTACAAATGATCCAGCCAAAATGGATTGCGCGCCAAGATTAACCGTCGTTACTGCGCCAGTATAAGGGACGTAACCGCCGCTTGAATTTTCCCATTTAGAGGTTGACGAATTATAAACCAAAACTTGGCCATTGGCTGGAGCTACAATTGTAACGTCACCCAACTCTGACAAATTAATGTCGGTCCTATCTACGTTCTCCCATTTGCTAGTTGTGGAATTGTATTGCAAAATCTGACCATTGGTAAGCGCTGCAATGTCAACGTCGGTTAATCCAGCCAGGCTACTTGGTGAGCCTTGCAAAAGCGTCGCCTTTGTGGTTTGTTTGTTTAAACCGTCTTGCCAAATTAAAACAATGTCGTTGTTGCCAACACTTGCGGCAATTGGAAAGTCTATAAATCGTCTATTAGCCATTTTTAGTTAATTGGGTAAACGTAAGCGGTCGGTACTTGTCCAAAGGTAATTCTTGCCACTCGACTTGCCAAGTCATACTCCCAGCCAATTACTTGCAAGCGCACCGTTGAGAAACCAGTATATACTAATTGTGTACCTATATAACCATTTCCAAACGTGTCGCCCTTGCGTCTAAATAACCCCTCTAGGCGATAGCTTAAAGCGTTGTATATAGTCAACACATTACGCGCGTAACAATCGCGCAAGCGTGGCGAATAGCCGCCTAGTAAAGCTTGGTTTTCAAACGATATGTTTGTTTGCGAATAGGTAATTGAGCCGTTTGCGTTGACTTGCAAAAGGAATGTTGATACCTGGTAATCGTTGGAATTAGAGTCTTTTAAAAAGACTTGAATTTGTACGTTTGCCTCGCCTGTATAATCGTAATCGTCAAAGGTTACCGTTAAATTTCTTTGTTGGCTGGAAATAGTTGTAACAATTGGCAAAACTGCCGAGCCTGTCGGAATTGTTCCCGACAAACTATTTACCAAAACAAAAGTACTTGAAATAGTAAAGCCGCTTGCCGCCACATATTGTCGTTGATACTGACCATTAACAACGCCACCAGTAAAGTCCAAAGTATTGGACCCTAAAGTATCGGTTAATCTGTTTACTTGCGTAACCGCACCGCTTGGCACTTGGATAATTCCAGCCGTCCCAGCCAAAGACTTTTCGACAAATACAATGGCTGGCAAATCGCCTATTTTAAGCCAATTTTTAGAGGCGGTTATTGCTAGATCGCTAAACCTTAAAGTATCGTCTCGCAAGCTGGTATAAGCTCGCGCCGTCTCGTAAATCTTTGTTACTTCGCTAGGGTTTCGCTTACCTTCAAACGTTGGAATTATCTTTGCCGCAGTTACTACCGCGCTGCCAGTCTCGCCAAAAAACTTTAGTTCAATGGACAAAAATCCAGCCGTTGGCAAAACAAAAGAAGACAGTTTAAATTTTCTCGTGTCGTCGTCTTTAGTTGAATAAAAAACGAAAGTATTATAAGCCTCGTCCCATGCCAAAAGATTTAAAGAGCCAACAATACTTGTTCCCAAGTACCTGGTTGTTGCGCTGCTATCGACGTGCTTTAAAGCAATAGCCAAGCCGCTTGCTAAAGTTGAATAATTAATATCAACCTCTAAATCCAAACTTAATCCAGCAAAGTCCAAGAAAATTGGCTTTGATGTTATCGGCTCGTCTGTCTCTTCGCCGTTTGCCATAAATCGAATATCCCAAGAAACGCCTTGCTCGTCATCGTAACCGCTTTGCGCTGGAATGTTATTTGGGAAAATTTGAATTACTGGCGAGTCGGGATCGGGCGTTATGGTCCAATCAAAAGGTTTATAAGGTCCCTCAAGAAACCAGCTGGATTCGTTAAAGCTTTCGCCGTTTGTAATTATTGATTGACCCAAGCCGCCTTGTTTAACCGTTAGCTTTTTAATTGGCCGCTGGTATTGCAAAAGCTGGTCGCCGCCAACTGGAATCCAAGTTGTGTTGGCCGTATTTTGATCGCCAATTATTTCGCTTTGGAAACCTTCAAAATAATTGAACATAATTGCATTGGCTCCAGTATCTGCAACACCTACAAAAGTATTCTCGCCAAATGTTATATCTCTATAAGTATTTAAACTAGGTGATGCCGTGGCGGTCCAAGTAATGGCGTCAGTTGAGTAATAAATTCGATTAGCTCCCGAATCAACAAGGCCAACAAAGTAGCCGTTTCCGTATGTTATACCAACGGCGTTAAAATTTAAATTTGCTTCAGTCCAAGTAATTCCGTCACTTGAATAACGATAACCAGTTGTAAATTTTCCGTTTCCAAAAAATACTGTAAATGCATTCCAAGTTAAATTTCTTTGTGTCCAAGTAATTCCATCGCTGGAGGTCATGACATTTCCGCCAGTTACTCCAGCGCCTCCAGTACTAACCGCAACAAAAACACCGTTTCCGTATGCCACGCTAGTAAAATCGGCATTCATTGGCGTTGTACGACTTGTCCAAGTTATTCCGTCAGGCGAGGTCATTACGCGGTTGCCTGTTCCAGTTCTAGCAACCGCAACAAATAAACCATTGCCATAAACAACGCCTTGCCACCACAAATTAGCCGCTGGAGTTCGACTAGTCCAACTTATTCCATTTGTTGAGGTAAATACAAAAGCCGTATCAACTCCAGGAGAGCCAACATTTGCAAAGCCAACGCCGACAAATAAACCATCTCCAAACGTTATGGAATCAACTTGCCAGCCAATAGGTATTGATTCCTCCCAATTTATACCGTCAAAAGAATAGGCCCTAAATGCTGAAAAGCTAGCTACAAAAATGCCGTTTCCGTAAGCAACTGTTTTGTAACTATAATCAACGGTTAAATTTGTCCATTGAGTAATGGCCGTGCCTGTGTTGTTTGGGTAACTTTCAATAACTGACCCATCGACGTAGCTATGTACATAAACCATTGTCCCCTCAATGTTTCTAGCAATTGGTCGCTGAATTAACCAACGCCCGTTTTTTTGTAGCAAAATCCAGCCAAAACTGCGACAAATTTCAAGCAAGAAATCGTAAGCGTTTATTTCTAATTCGTCAAAAGTAAAGTCTTGGACTAGTAATTGCTCGCCCTCTGCCTGGTCAAATATGGACTTTGTATTGTCCATTACAAGGCCCTCATATAAATCATTGCAAACCTCAATATCTAGCTCTAAATCCAAGCGGTTTAGCGTCTCAAAAATAAGGCTGCCAAGCTCGGTGTCTACACTTGGCCCAACCAAATCCACTTCTTTAAGTTGCGCCAATCCGTCGGTTGCCGTTACGACAACTGGGTAAGGCGGGTCTTGGAATGGCTCGCCAGTTATGTCGTTTAGTAAGTAGCCTTTAAAGACAATGTTTCCCTCAAATTTATGCACAACCAAAAACTCGCGGTCGGAATAGCTAAAGAAATTTCTAAAGTCGGTTGTTTCCGTTGAGTAAAAAGAAATCGTAAAGGTCGTGGACATTATCGGCGTTGTAATGTCCTCGTTGTCTTCGCGCTCGTATTTATGCGTCGCTGGTTGCTCGGTTGCAATTAATTCCGTGGAGGCGCCAACAAAACCGTCCTGGTAAATTTCAACTAGGTTTGAATAGTTGTCGACGTCCTTAAATGGAATTGTGTATTTTAAGCCGTATGCCATCGTTTAGAATTTTCTTGCCCTTGTTTTATTTGCTCTGTTTAACGTGCCAACCAAAGAGTCGCCGCTAATCGTAAAGGTAACATTTCCGCCCATCATGTTTTGCAATTTGCTTAAAGGTGCAATTACCTCGGGATTTGTTTTGGCACCTGAATATTCGCCAACAAGCGCAGCCGTTGGACCGCTTACAATACCTCCAGCCGCAAACGGCGTAAGTCCGCCAATGCCCATTGATTTACCGCCTTTTAACAAAGCACCAAAACCGCTTTTGGCTCCAGCCGCTTTACCAGCCGACATGACCGCGCCGCCTGTTAAAATATTTAAAGTTATTGCCGCAGCAATTGCCGCCGCAAATCTTAAAACCATTTGTTTTAGTGCATCAAAAATTCCTTGGAAAGATATTTTACCAGTCTCGGCAAGTTGACCAAGTGCTTGGCCAAATAAATCACCAACCATTAAAGCCGCATTCATGTTTTGAGCAACCAAAGAGGTTTCGTAAGCCAATTGCGCTTGGGCCGTATTGTATGCTTGTAACCTTGCAACCGCGTCCTCGGGAATCGTAATGCCTGGCATTGTTAACGCAATTTGTTTATTCATTGCCAAAATGCTTGCCGATGCGTTTTGAATCATTGTTAAACGCTCGGGACTCATTTGTTTAGTTTGGTCGGTTGGTTGTCCGCCAAACGCATCTCTTTGGCCTACTTTTTCAAGTGTTGCGTTTTGATTCTTTAAAAACTCTTCGGATTCTTTGCGTAATTGCTTTATTCTTTGCTCGTGGGCCTTTTGTCTTGCGGCCGCTTGCTTTTCAACCTCTGCCGTGTTGGTTTTAGTTTCTTGCGTTGCGGTTGCCGTTGCCGTTGCTAGTAATTGCTCCGATCCAGCTTGCTCTTTTCTAAGTTTTACATAGGTTTGAAACAATGCCTTTGAATCCTCAACGCTATGACCCAAACGAATCATTTCGTTTAAGAATTTAGTTTGAGACGTTCCAGCCTCTAAAGTAGAAACGCTTAAAGAATCAAATTCGGTTGCAACGTCTTTAACTGTCCTGGTTAAATCATTGGTCGAATCGTTAACTCTTAAAATATATTCCCTCGCATCGTCGCTAGACTCCGCAATTGTTTTAAAAGGATTCATTAACTCAATAATTTCTCCCATATTTCTAAGGGACGAAATCACGTTATTAAGGTCTTTAACAAACCAATTTATAAATCCACTAGACGAGTCTCCAATGTTTTTAAATAGCTGGGTAATATTGTCCTCTAAGTTTGAAATGGCGCCGCCAGTAGTCTTGGAAATAGCTTCCATTGATCCAGCAACTCCCTCCAAGTTTCCAAGGCTTAATAAATATTCTTGTATCGCCTTATCAGATTTAGCAACCTCGGTTGTTATTCCTTTAAAAGTAAATTGTACAACGTCGCCCTGGGCCGATGCTTTAACTCCAAACTCTTTTAATCGCTCGAATTCGCCAGTTTGCGCGTCCAAAATTGCCTCTGTTAATTGGTCGAATGATTTACCAACAGAGCTTGCAAGGTCGCCCATTTGACGCATTTGCTCCATTGTTGGAACAAATCCGCGGTTGGCTAATTTTACAAATGAGTCGGTTAATTCGTCAACTTGAAAAGGCGTTGTACTTGCAAAATCTACAATTTGATCCATTGCCGCCTTGGCGGCTGAATTACTACCTAAAGCCGTAGTTAGTACGGCCTCCATTTTTTGGAATTCAACGGTAGTGTCAAGAATTGCTTTGCCAAAAGAAATAAGCTGGTCAACTGCAAAAACGCTGGCCAAAGTTTTACCAACGTCCGAAAAAGCGCCCGACATTTTTTTAGTCGAGGCAA